ACACCGAGCCTGATGCGTGGCAGGTGGAGTTCCTCAACCACATCGCCGCAGGCAACCGCCGCATAAGCGTACGTTCAGGTCACGGCGTGGGTAAGTCAACCGCCAGCGCCTGGGCGATGATTTGGTACTTGTTCCTGCGCTTCCCTGTAAAGGTGGTGGTGACGGCGCCGACATCCAGCCAGCTATACGATGCATTATTTGCGGAGGTTAAGCGTTGGGTCAAGGTGCTGCCTCCCATGCTGCATGACCAGTTGGAGGTGAAGCAGGACCGCATCGAGGTGAAAGACGCCAACGAAGAGGCGTTCATCTCTGCCAGGACAAGCCGCGCCGAGCAGCCCGAGGCGTTGCAGGGCGTCCACAGCGACAACGTGATGCTGGTGGCTGACGAGGCGTCAGGCGTCCCTGAGAAAGTGTTTGAGGCCGCGTCAGGATCTATGTCGGGTCACAACGCCGTGACGCTGTTGCTTGGCAACCCTGTGCGTTCCAGTGGTTTCTTCTACGACACCCATAATCGATTGGCGGGTGACTGGGTCACCATGCGAGTGTCCTGCGCCGACTCCCCCCGAGTCAGTGAGGCTTACATTGAGGAGATGAAGTCGAGGTATGGCGAGGAGAGCAACGCCTACCGCATCCGCGTATTGGGTGAATTCCCGAGAAGCGATGAAGATACTGTCATCCCCATGGAGCTGCTGGACTTGGCGATGAATCGTGATGTTGAGGCATCACCTTATGCGCCTTTGGTATGGGGATTGGATGTGGCGCGGTTTGGATCGGATCGGTCTGCGCTGTGCAAGCGCCGTGGTAACGCGGTGATTGAGCCGATTAAGACTTGGAAAAATTTGGACTTGATGCAGTTGACTGGTGCGGTGGTGGCCGAGTTTGAAGCATTGCCACCAAGCGACAGGCCAGAGGAGATACTGGTGGACTCAATTGGATTGGGTGCTGGCGTGGTGGATCGGTTGAAAGAGTTGAATCTGCCAGCTCGCGGCATCAATGTGTCTGAGAGTCCAGCCATGGGCGGTACTTACAGGAACTTGAAGGCCGAGCTTTGGTACAAGGCCAAGGCGTGGCTGGAGCAGCGGGACTGTCGGTTGCCCAAAGATGAGCTGCTGGTGGCTGAGTTGGCGACTGTGCGTTATATGTTTACAAGCAACGGCAAGATTCAGATTGAGAGCAAGGACGACATCAAGAAGCGTGGGTTGGCCTCGCCTGATAAGGCTGATGCGTTTTGCTTGACATTCGCATCAGATGCGGTGATTGGCATGATGGGGTCCAAGGCCAGCACCAAGTGGAATCAGCCGTTGAAAAGAAACCTCTCAAGGGTTGCATAATTCGTTAATTGTTTTTCAAGGAGCACTCAAATGAAGATGACCAAAGCAGCCAAGAAAGTTGGCAAGGTGATGGGTGAGTACAAGGCAGGCACATTGCACAGCGGCAAGGGCGGCAAAGTAGTCAAGAATCCAAAGCAGGCGGTGGCAATTGCAATGAGCGAAGCAAAGATGCCTATGCGCGGCAGCCGTACAGCCAAGAACATGAAGTCCAAGGGGATGAAGTAATGGCGACCATGCAACGCACCATGGATCAGGCCATGGACAAGGATGCTGGCTACAAGGATGAAGAGAGCTGCCCGATGGCGACTCAAGACATCACGCTGAATCTGAAGAATCGCGCCAAGGCGATTGACTCTGCCAACTATGGTCCTGAGAATCCCAAACTGCCAAACAAGCAGTTTTGGATGGAGATGGCGCGTGAGTGGGAAGTTGATCCCGAAGAGGCGAAGATGAGCGTGTGCGGTAACTGCGCCGCGTTCAATCAGGATGACTCCATGCTGGAGTGCATTGCCAAAGGCATTGGCGAAGAGGGCGACCCATGGGCGATGATTGAAGCTGGCGACTTGGGTTATTGCGAAATTTTTGACTTCAAGTGCGCGGCCAGCCGTACTTGTTCAGCTTGGGTGGTGGAAGAAAATGAGGAAGAGAGCGATTCTGATGATGATGAATCCTTACTCACAATCAAGATTGGAGTCAAAGGTGAAGACTAAGCCAGGGCTTTATGCCAACATCAATGCAAAACAAGCTCGGATAGCCAAAGGCTCTGGCGAGAAGATGAACAAGGTTGGCTCCAAGGCCGCGCCGTCTGCTGCTGACTTCAAGCAGGCTGCCAAGACTGCCAAGAAGCCAAAGTCAAAGGGGTAAAGCATGAATGATTCAATTCTTGGTTTACTTTCAAATCCAGATGAGGCGAAGAGGATGCAACAAGAAATGATGCGCCGCAGCATGGAAGCGCAGCAGTTGATGTCCCAAAAATATGGAAATGAAAGATTACCTATTGATTTAAACGCACAAGTCAATGCTGTCCCAGAGATTAAAGGATTTGCTGGCGGCGGAAGAATTGGGACTCAAATACCATTAACCCCAGAGCAGATGTTAATTCTTGGTTTATCGGGCGGCGGTACTTATTCGCCAAAAGATATTGCGGGAAGACGATTTATGCCCAATTCACTTGATGCAATGTTGCAAACACCTAGCGGTGGATATGGAGTTCAGCTCAATAGAAAAGACCCATATAACCCCACACTCCCGCAATTGATGTTGAACTACAACAGGCAGTTTTAATTGATTTCCCCAATATGCATCAGCACAGTACACGGCAAAGGTTTGCGGGTGATGCTCACAAGCATCGCCGAGTATTGTCCCGAAGTGCCTGTCTATTTGCGCGGTCCAGAGTCCATTATTGGCGACTTTAACGCTGACTTAAAAGTCTTTGGCAAGCCCAGCAATTTCGGCGATGACTACAACGACATCATGGATCGCGCCTTTGCCGATGGCTTTGGCTCAGTGATCTGCGCCAATGATGACATTGTTTTGACCCCCACCAGCTACAGGTATCTGATGGAGGATGTATCTCAATTGATACAAGAAACTGGCGAGCCAGTAGGCTGGGTGTCAGCAAGATGTGACGCAGCGCGTCCTGTGCAGAATGTGCGGAGCAATCCATTTAATCAGGATCTGCACTACTTCAAGTACCCATATGAGGACGCCATCATGCCAATGGAGTGCCTGAGTCCGATATTTGCATGGATTGGGCGTGATGCGTGGGAAGTGCAGAAGTTCCCGCCACTCAATTGGTACTCGGATGATGTGCATTGCGAAGACTTGCGTGCGGCGGGTTTTCATCATTATTTGTCGCGGTCCTATGTCCATCATGTTGGCAGCCAGACGATTGGCATGGACGGCAACAAGCTGATCCAGCAGGCAGTGCCTTGGCTTAGAAAGAATCGACCCAAATATGCAGCCGACTGGTTTAACTCTTAATCTCGGATCTGGCAAAGATTGCCGCGATGATTGCGTGAATGCTGACATTCGCGCAGATGTTGGCGCCGACTGGGTGATGGATATTTGCAAGCCTTTGAACACCGATATGCGCTTTGCGAAGATCATTGCAAATGATGTGCTGGAACACCTACCCGACTTGGTGGCAGGCATGACCAACTGCCGCGACCTTTTGGTGGATGGTGGCGAGATGCACATCCATGTCCCATATGACTTGAGCTATGGCGCGTGGCAAGACCCGACCCATGTGAGAGCTTTTAACGAGAAGTCTTGGGTGTACTACTGCGATTGGGCGTGGTACTTGGGATGGAATGGCAGTAGATTTGAGATGACGCATTTGGAGATGCATCTCAGCGACTATGGTGCGAGTCTAAAATTACCGCAAGATGAGTTGATGCGGATGCCTCGCGCCGTTGACTCTATGTATGTAGTCCTAAAGAAAGTGCCTTATGAAAACACCCGCATGGCAGCGTAAAGAGGGAAAAAGTCCGAGTGGCGGTCTAAATGCCAAGGGACGCGCCAGCGCCAAGGCCGAGGGCATGAGTTTGAAAGCGCCAGTTAAGAGTGGCAACAATCCGCGCAGGGCATCATTCCTTGCGAGAATGGGCAATATGCCAGGCCCAGAGATGAAAGACGGCGAGCCAACGCGCTTGCTGCTGAGTTTGAAAGCGTGGGGCGCGTCCAGCAAGGCTGATGCGCGAGCCAAGGCCAAAGCAATATCTGCAAGGAATAAGAAATGATCAACGATATGAATATCAACACAGACATTGGCGCCATTGAGCCAATGGATGACACCGAGTTGCAGGGCATTGTCGCTGCCGAGCTGGAGGACGCCGTCAGTTATATCGACTCTGATGTGTCACCGATTCGCGCCAAGGGTACTGAGTATTACCGAGGCGACCCCTTTGGCAATGAGGAAGATGGCCGCAGCCAAGTAGTAGCGATGGAGGTGCGAGACACTGTCAGCGCCATGCTGCCCAGCCTGATGAAAGTCTTCTTCAGCTCTGAGAATGTCGTGGAATATATGCCGCGTGGACCCGAAGATGTGGCTGGCGCACAGCAGGCGACCGATTACGCAAATTACATATTCAGCAACGACAACAATGGTTTCATGACCACCTATGCGCTGTTCAAGGACTCGCTGGTGCGTAAGTGTGGCATTGCCAAGTATTGGTGGGAAGAAAATGAAGAGGTAAAGATCGAAGAATATTCGGGCCTTGATGACCAGACTGTGCAAATCCTGATGCAAGAGGATGCCGAGGTCAAGATTGTGGTCAGCTATCCTGATCAATCAATTCCAATGGAGATGATGCAGCCACAGGTTGATCCTGCTACTGGCTTGCCCATGCAGATGCCTCAACCAATGTTGCATGATGTGCAGATCAAGCGAAACACCAAAGATGGCCGTATCCGCATCATGGCCGTACCTCCCGAAGAGCTGGTGCTGGACCGCAGGGCGAGGTCTTTTGATGATGCGGCCATCATTGCCCACCGCCAAATGGCGACAGTCTCTGACCTGATCGGTATGGGCTATGACCAAGAAGAGATCGAAGAGAACATCAGCAGCACAGACTTAGACAGCAATGACGAGTATTTGGCGCGTCAGCCTTTGTCCACCACCATGGGCGCTGGTAGCAGTCTGAACCCAATGCAGCAAAGGGTTCTGTATGTCGAGGCGTATATGCGCGTTGACTTTGATGGTGACGGCATCGCAGAGTTGCGAAAAATCTGTTGCATGGGTTCTGGTTACACCATGGTTCGTAACTTACCCGCCAGCTACATTCCCTTTGTGGATTTCCCCTGCGACCCAGAGCCACACACCTCGCCTTTGGAAGCGATGTCGATCTTTGACATCACGCATGACATCCAAGAGATTAAGTCAGAGATCATGCGTAATACGCTGGACTCGCTGGCCCAGTCAATCCACCCGCGCACTGCGGTGGTTGAGGGTCAAGTCAACATTGATGATGTGCTGAACAACGAGACTGGCGCCATCATCCGCATGAGAGCGCCAGGCATGGTGCAGCCATTCTCCAGCCCATTTGTTGGACAGGCCGCATTCCCCATGCTGGACTACATGGATCAGATGCGCGAAGACCGCACTGGCATGAGCAAGGCGGCCATGGGACTTGATCCTGATGCGTTGCAGTCCACCACCAAGGCGGCTGTGGCTGCCACAGTCAGCGCCAGCAGTCAAAGGCTTGAGCTGCAAGCTCGCATCTTGGCCGAGGGTATGAAGAAGCTCTTTAAGGGCATTCTGTACCTGATGACCACACACCAAGACAAGCCTCGCATGGTGCGTTTGCGTAACGAGTGGGTGCAGATTGATCCTCGCGCATGGGACAGCTCCATGGATGTGTCGGTCAATATTGGCTTGGGCAATGGCGACTTGGGTGAGCGTATGCAGGGTTTGACCATGATCGCAGGCAAGCAAGAGCAAATCATGCAGCAGTTTGGCTTGTCCAATCCTGTGGTGACACCCGATATGTACATCCGCACCATCCAAAAGATTGTGGAATTGTCAGGATTTAAGGACGCATCCAGCTATTTCCAAACCCTGCCTGCTGACTTTCAGATGCCCCAGTCTGAGCCAAAGCCCACACCCGAAGAGGTGCTGGCACAGGTACAGGCGCAGTCGATCCAAGCTGACATTCAGAAAAAGGCTGCCGAGCTGGAATTGAAGCGCGAGCAGATGATCAGAGATGACGATTATCGAAGAGATCAATTGGCGCAGGACTTAATGCTCAAGAAATACGAACTTGAGTTAAAGTATGGCGCACAGATTAGCACTGCTGAGATTGACGCCCAGCAGTCTATGGACAGAGAGGCAATGCAACAGCATACGGCTCTTGTGCAAAGCGCGGTGCAAGCCGCTAACCAAGTACAAGCGCCGCCAGTTGAGCAATTGCCACCCATCAACCTTAATGGAATGGTTCAATGAACGAAGAACAGGTAAGAAAAGGCCGCAAGTCCGAGCAGTTTATGCAGGACGAAACATTCGCAGCAGCCTTGGAAAAGATGCGTGGAGATTTGCATTGGGAGTTTGAGAACAGCAAACCCGAAGAGGCGGCCAAGCGTGAAATCGTGTGGGCGCAGTTGCGCGCCATAGAGACTTTCAAAAATGAGCTGACCAAAATGATCGACAACGGCAAGGTGGCGCAACGCGCCATCGAGCGAGCATCTAAAAATCTTGTTTAAATAGGGAATCGACCATGCAGACAGTAGCACCAACGCCAGCAGGCAGTGCGGTACAAGGTCCAATGAATATGGCTGAAGCAGCCAATGCACTTGAGGGATTGCTGCCCGATGAGGGACAACAGGAAGACCGCGAGGCGCAGTTGCCCGATGAGGGCGCGGCGGTAGATGAGGAGTTATTGGCAGATGCAAACGCGGCCGATGATGAAACAGATACCGAACAATCGGAGTTAGATGAAGACACCGAGGAGCAAGAACAGCCACAGATCTTCTCCGTCAAAGTTGACGGCAAAGAAATTGAAGTGACGCTGGAGGAGCTTCAAAAGGGATATTCAAGGACTCAGGATTACACACGCAAAACGCAGCAAATCGCCGAGGCAAGGAAACAAACCGAGGCTGAGTTGCAGGCAGTGCGTGCCGAGCGTGAACAGTACGCCCAGTTATTGAGTGCGTTGGAGGCACAGGTTCAACAAGTAGCGCAGCCGAACATTGATTGGGATCGTCTTTATCAGGAAGACCCCATCGAATGGGTAAGGCAGCGCGAGGTGATGCGCGAAAACCAAGAGAAGTCGGCGGCTATTCAAAGTGAACAGCAACGACTGGCTCAGTTATCTCAGCAAGAACAAGCACAGTTCATGCACCAAAGATTGGAGCATGAGAAAGAGGCTTTATTGGCGGCCATCCCTGATTGGAAAGACGCCAAGAAAGCTCAAGCTGAAAAGGCTTTGCTTGTGGAATTCGGTCAGAAGATCGGGTTCACACCAGACGAGTTGAAAAGTGTCGTGGATCACAGGGCGGTCTTGATGTTGCGTAAGGCGGCACTCTACGATCAGATGATGTCCAAGCGGGGCAACATCAAGCCAGTGACCAACAACGGCCCTCGACCTGCCAAGCCTGGTGCAGCAGGGCGAGTCTCAAATTCAACTGAGTCGGTTCGCGCACAACAGCGCGTTGCGAAAACTGGCCGTGTCGATGACGCGGCTAATGCAATCTATCAACTTTTGAAATAAGGAATAAATCATGTCTATCGTAAGCAATACGTTCACGACCTACTCTGCAAAGGGTATTCGTGAAGATTTGAGCAATGTGATCACAAACATTTCTCCCGAAGAAACCCCCTACCAATCCAACATTGGCCGCGAAACAATCACCAACACTCTGTTTGAGTGGCAGACAGACGCCTTGGCTGACGCTGCTTCTAACGCACAGCTTGAGGGTGATGATGTTGCATCTTTCGATTCAGTCACCGCGACTGTTCGTTTGACCAACTACGCTCAGATCGCACGCAAAACCATCATCTTGTCAAACACTGAAGAAGTGGTTAACAAGGCTGGCCGCCGTTCTGAATTGGCTTATCAGATCGCCAAGCGCGGTGCTGAATTGAAGCGTGACCAAGAATTCACATTCTTGAATGGTGCTATTGCTGTTGCTGGTAACACCACCACAGCTCGCGCTACTGCTTCTTTGGGTGCTTTCATCAAGACCAACACCGACAAGCAAACCAACGGCGCTGATCCCAGCTACACCACATTGCCTAACTCAGCTCGCACTGACGGCAACGTGCGTACTTTTACTGAAACCATTCTCAAGAATGTGATTCAAAAAGTATGGTCTGCTGGCGGCAATCCTAAGATTCTGATGTGCGGTCCTGTTAACAAGCAGCGCGTTTCTGGCTTCTCTGGCATCGCATCTGCTCGCTACAACATCAATGGTGGTGATCGTCCTGCAACAATCATCGGCGCGGTTGACATCTACGTCAGCGATTTCGGCCAAGTTTCCGTAATTGCGAATAGATTCCAACGCGAGCGTGACGCTTGGGTGCTTGATCCTGAGTACGCAAAGATGACTGTTCTGCGTCCTTACCAACAAGTCGAGTTGGCAAAGACTGGTGACGCTGAGAAGCGTATGTTGTTGATCGAATTCGGCCACAAAGTCTTGGCTGAAAACGCTCATGGTCTGGCAGCAGACTTGATCACTTCTTAATCAACTAAGAGGAAAAGGGGAGGAGCAATCCTCCCCTTAATTACATGGAAAAACGATTTTTTGATGCAAGCCCCGATAAAGGGATCATTCGCACTTGGCACTACAACGAGGACACTGATGAGGCAACGATTCAGACAACGCAGGATTTGACTGCTGTCATTGAGGCCAATAAGCGCGACTTTGCTATGACTGACAACAAGGCGAGCTGGAAAGGCGAATGGCATCACGTTGCCAGCATTCCCGAATCTGTTTACTTTCAGTTGAAAGCCGAGGGCAAGTTGGATGATCAGGCTTACATGAAAAAATGGCTTAACGATCCTGACAATCGATTCTTTAGAGTGAGGCCAGGCTCAGTATGAACTACATCGCCGTATGCACCCCAGCGCGGGACATGGTTCATGCCAACTACACCTATTGCATGGTCAATATGGTGGCGTATCACACACTCAACACTACTGATGCTGTATCACTCAAGATACTGCAAGGCACACTGATTCAGAATCAGCGTGCTGACCTGTGCCTTGACGCCATGCGTGAGGGATGCAGCCACATCTTGTTTATCGACTCCGACATGACATTCCCACAAGACATGATCCAGCGGCTGATTGATCGTGATGTGGACATTGTTGCTGCCAACTGCGCTCGGCGCCGTATGCCAACAGGACCAACCGCGCAGAACTATGACGAGAATGGAAAGCGCAAGCAGGTATATACGATGCCCGAATCAACTGGGCTTGAAGAAGTTGGATCTGTCGGCACTGGTGTCATGCTGATCAAGCGCAATGTCTTTGAGGGTATGACAGAGCCATGGTTTGATATGCCTTGGCAGACAGGCACTCGCGGCTACATGGGAGAAGATGTCTTCTTTTGCAAAAAGGCGCAGGAGCTGGGCTTTAAAGTGTATATTGACCATGATGTCTCGAAAGAGATTGGGCATATTGGCACATTTGAATTTAGGCACGATCACACTTGGATCGTCAAAGAACAGATGGAAAAAGAGGCAGTCTGATGGCACTTACAACTTATGCAGAGCTGAAATCATCGGTTGGCGACTGGCTCAACCGCACTGATTTATCGACTGCCATCTCAGACTTTGTCAGCCTGGCAGAGGCTCAAATTGAGCGCCAGTTGCGTACACGCCAAATGATTGTGCGTGCCAACGCGACATTTGCGGCGGCTGCTGAGTACGGCACAGTGCCTGATGACTTCTTGGAGGTCAAGGCCATCAA